ACCGATGTAATCAGCCGCCTAACCCGTGGTAGTGAGGCACCGGATCTTGGTCTTATGGATCGTACAGCATGGAAGTTCCTTCATAGCTCGCTAACGGCAATTCAGCGTATTCAGCTTCCTACAAAGAAGGCTGTAGCTGGTTTCCGTACACTTGCTTATGACGGCGTAGACTTCGTGTTTGACGGTGGTTATGGGTCAAGCGTTCTTGAGACTAATTCGTGTCGTCTGCTTAACACAGACTACTTTACGTTTGATCTCATCCGTGGCGCTGACTTCAAGCCTCTAGCACCAACAATGGATCGTCCGATTGATCAGGATGCTTTCTTCACGGTTATTATCGTTGAAGGGAACCTCTGCTGTTCAGCTCCGGCTCTCCAGGGTGTTATTTACGCTTAATAAGGAGGGATAGAGTATGTCACAGGTAGGATCATTTGGAGTTAATTTTAAGAAAACCTTTACAGGCACAGAGTCGCCGGTTCCGGCTACTTTGATGACTGTTGGTTCGCTGCCAGAAGGTGAGTTTGTATTCGTACAGGCTGACGGAGCTATTGACCAGTACGGTTTCGTTAAAATCGAAGCTGATGGCCAGGCTGCTATGCTTACGACTACAAACGCTGGTTCTCAGGGGCTTCTTGTCGGCGTAGCTCAGGTAGCTGCTGCTGATAACGAGTACCTTTGGGTATGGGTTGGCGGTCTAAACGGCGGTGGAGCTGGTAAGGGAATTCGAGGCAAACTAGCAGCTTCATACGTTGCTAAGGCTAACCTGTTTACCACTGCAACTGCTGGCGTGGCTGATGACGCTTCAACAACTAAGATTTCTTATGTTGTTGGACTTACAACTAACACGGGAGCAGCAGCAGTTGAGTTGTTCTCTGTTGGACATCTGAAGGTAAACTAACCTAATAGGGGGGTAGCAATACCCCCCTAATTTATGAGGATTTATGCCATTACTAACTGATTTAATTGGTTTGGGTATGCCTCCTGAACATGCAAGCGTTTTATCTGGCTTTACCGTTTCTTCTGCTCCGAGTCTAACTTCGAGCGGAACACTAACGGCAGCAGGTACTAACCTTGCTACGGCATTGGCGCTAACATCATTTTTGAATTTCGTAGGAACTACAGGTGCAGGTACAGGAGTTAAACTTCCTGATGCGCCAATAGGAACTATTGTAGTAGTTCAAAACAATGGTGCTAACGCTCTTAACGTATTTCCGCACGATGCCACAGGTACACTTAACGGTGGAACTGCTGGCGCTGCGGTAACTTGCGCTGCTGCCGCTGGTAACATTTGCATTCGCCGGTCTGCTACAGATTGGATGGTGTATGTTGTTGCTAAGGAAGCATAACTAGCGGGGGGAGCAATCCCCCCTATTTTTTAGGTGATTTATGCCAGATTTTACCCCAACCAACCCAGGCGCATTATTCCCAGCTTCAAAACTAACCGCAGTTACGCCAAGCAATTCTACCGTATTAACTGGCGTTAGGGCCGTATGGGTAGGCGGTGCGGGAGACATAGCAATTATGGCAGTAGATGATTCGGCTGCTGTAACTTTTACTGTTCCATCGGGAACTATGCTTCCCGTGTTTGCTAAGCGAATTATGGCAACAGGAACCAGTGCCACTAACATTGTAGCTTTGTATTAGGGACTATATGGGAATTAGTATAAGCGTTACGCCAGTACTACCGCCGCCGGTACAGCATCCAGAACCGATACCAGTACCGCCGGAATAAAGGTGCTAAATATAGGATTGTAGTGTTATAAGTTGCTTATAACCTTAATCCTATAAGGAGATAATTTATGCCGCAAATCGATTGGAATAGTATAATAAATGGGGCATCTCAGCCCAAAAAGCGCTACGCAGGAGCTAATGTTCGCTTTTTTTATGCTTACAATGAAAACGAAGAAAAATCCCTAAGAGAAGGGCGTCCGAAATTTGATGAAATACCTTCAATTAGTATTCAGTGGCCTGGTGGGGATGAGACTGTTAGGCGTATAGAGCAGCAAGATATTAACGAATACCCTGAGCTTTACGCTAGATTTAAAGCTGGTTCTGAGCCAGTAACAGAGGGTACTCCATTGGCAGAATGGCCAATGATGACCGGCTCCGCTATGCGAGAGCTTCAATACCTTGGATTTAAGACGGTAGAGCAGCTTGCTAATGCTTCTGATGAGGCTAAACGCAAGCTAGGTACTTTGTCTAGGTTCGCTAAGTTGGCTAAGGAATGGCTGGATGCTGCCAATTCTAGCCAAAACGAGGTAGCTAAATTAAAGCACCTTCTTGAGCGCGAACAGGAGAGGACAGCAAAACTAGAACATAAAGTAGAGCTACTTCTTCAGCGTGTCGAAGCCAATGAAGGCACAGACTTGCGCTCAGAACGAAAGGAGGTGATCCCGTTCACCGAGGCCGAAGGGGAGGATAGTTTTACCGACGATGAGCCTAAAAGAAGGGGGCGACCTAGAAAGGTATGAGCATAGCCACGGTTATACAGAACGTAGCTGATGAAGCAGGGTACACTGTAGAATCTAACATTTTTACTTCTACAGAAACGACAACTAAGCAACTGCTTGCTATAGCTCAACGTATTAACCGTGACATATTTGAAGCGTATCCGTGGCCTAAATGTTACGCTTCAGGCTCAATAACGCTGGTAGCAGGTCAGGCCACTTATGCCCTACCAGCAGCTTTTAGCCATTATCAATACGACACTTTTTGGAATCAGAGCACTAGATGGCGAGTTATTGGGCCTATCTCCGAGCAGGATTGGGCACAGATTCAAGGCTACGGTCTAATGCCAACAATATACCAGCGGTTTCAGATCCGAGGTATGTCCAATAACGAGTTGCTAATTAACCCTACTCCTACAGCAGCTAATGCCGGTCAAATTCTTATATTTGAGTATATAGCTGATAGAAGCGTAAAGCCGGTTAATTGGACCGCCTCTACGTCTTTTGCAGCTAATGCCTATTGTTTTAATAACGGCAACTACTACCAGACGACCGCTGGAGGCACTACAGGGGCCACAGCACCAACGCATACAAGCGGAAGTGTGTCAGATGGTGGCGTAACATGGGCGTATTACAACGGGCCCTATAGCTCGTTTTTAGCCAATACAGATACCAGCATTTTTAACGACAAGTTGGTAGAGCAAGGGATTTTAGAAAGGTTTGCGCAGATACATGGTTTAGAAGGGGTTAGGCCATTATTTGACCAGCAGTTGCATGAAGAATTCAGCCGCACTAAGGCAGGGCAAGTTATTTATGCTGCTGGTGAATACAGGCCGTTACAATTTGCAAGAAGTGGAGTAGCAGCGTTTGGGACGTGGATATAATGCAAGAGCCAGATATTGTTAAAAGAGATGCGCAAGCATATTACCAGTGGTTACGCTCTCAGCGTATTCCAGGCGCACAAGCCTATCAAATGGTAGTTCAGCGATTTGGTGAGCCAAAAAGCCAAGGTGATTTAGCAGCAGAACGACAAAAAGCAGCAGAAAATGCTGGTTTAGCTCAAGCAGGTGGCGCAGTAGCTGGGACTCTAGGTACTGCGTATTTAGCTAATCAAATTTTTGCACCGGCGGCAACTACAGCAGCTACAACAGGAGCAGCAACAGGAGCTGTAGGCGCAGGGACTGGTGCCACTGTAGGCGCAGGAAGTGCTGTTGGTGCAGGCACTGCTGGTGCTGGTGCTGGGGCTGGTGCTGGGGCTAGTGCGGGAGCCGGTGCAGGTGCGGGTAGTGCTGGTGCAAGTGCGGGTAGTGGAATAGGAGCTTCTTTAAGCATGGCGGGACCAGTTGCAGCAGTAGTCATGGGCGCTTCTGAAATGTGGGAAGGCGGCATGAAAGATATATTGCGCGGAAGGGGCAACAGGCAAGATTGGACAAATTTTGGAATTAACGCTGCTGGTGGAGTAGCGCCAAATATCGTATTGCGCTGGATGGGCAAACCTTCTTTAGGTCGCAAAATGACTACTGGTAAATCTGATGCTCAACTTATTCGAGATGACTTTAGAGGAGATTTAAAAGAAACTGGAGTAGCTGACGATAATTATCATGTAACTTTAGCCGATGGTTCTAAATTTAACATTGGATTAGATGGAAAAACTAAATATACCAATGTTGGAGAAAACGTAGATGGCAAAAAGACAAGAAATGCTTGGGATGTAGACTGGTCAAACCCATTAGCTAAATTAGCAAGCGATAAGATAGATCCAATGATTCGCAGATTATACGGAGAAGATAACGCCAAGGCTAAATTTTTTCCTAGTCAATATACTGGCATGTTGGTTAATGCTGTTACCTCCAATGCCCAAAGCGAACAAGATGTTTTAGCAAATATAGAAGCAGTTTTAGGCAAGTCTAAATTTGCACAAGAGGCCGGAGTAGGAACTGCTCCCGTTGCTCCAACAAAAGCACCAAAAGGACAAGTAGTGCGAGTTTCGCCAGGAATGTATGTAAATGATAAAGGACATGTAGGACCAGCAAAAACAGTTAGGGAGTCATTGGAAAAAAATTATAAGAAAACTAAAGAAAAGGAAAAGAAATAATGGCAGAGAAAGGCAAAGCACTTAAAGGGGCATTAGCTTCAAATCCATCTCGTCGTGGTGATATGGATGAAGGCAAGATAACCGAGCGAACTCGTCGCGCTGCTAGTCGTGCAGCTAGTAACGCTCCTAGAGAAAGACTTTCTCCTGGAGTT